GATCGTTTCAACGATAAGTACAGATACATCCCATGTAACGGAGACGTTGCTGGTCTGTGTGTTTCTACTTCTGCAACACTTGATGACTGGTTCTCTCCTGCTGGGTTATCCAGAGGTGGAGTTCGTAATGCAATTAAACTTGCATTCAACCCAACTGCTGCAGATAGAGATGAACTTTATCAAGCAAGAATCAATCCTATTGTTTCTTTCCCTGGTCAAGGTATCACACTCTTTGGTGATAAGACTGCACTGTCTTCACCTTCTGCATTCGACAGAATTAACGTTCGTCGTCTCTTCATCAACATTGAGAAGAGAGCAGAATCACTCGCTAAGGGTGTACTCTTTGAGCAAAATGATGAGACCACAAGACTTGGTTTCACCAATGCGCTTTCTTCCTACCTCACTGAGGTTCAGGCAAGGAGAGGTATTACTGATTACCTAGTTGTTTGTGATGAATCAAACAACACACCTTCCGTAATTGATAGAAATGAATTTGTTGCTGAAGTATTTGTAAAACCAACACGTTCAATTAATTACATCACCCTGTCCTTTGTTGCTACTAGATCTGGAGTTGCTTTCAGTGAAGTAGTCGGACAAGCTTGATAATTCATTTAACTAAAGGAAAAAAACAATGGCTATTAACTCTAATGTAAATGAGTTTCTGCAGAGAATCAGGCAAGGCGTTAAGCCTAATATGTTCGTGGTTAACTTTGAGTTTCCAGGAACACTCGCCAAGGGTGGTACAGACGTTGATCTTACTAACATCCTTTGTAAATCTGCAGCACTCCCAGCATCCAACTTGGGTGTTATCGAAGTCCCCTTCAGAGGAAGAACTGTTAAGATTGCAGGTGATCGTACATTCGACACTTGGACTGCAACATTCGTCAACGATGAGGACATGAGAATTCGTGCTTTCATGGAAGAATGGATGGGCGAAATCAATTCACATGCTGGTAACAAGTCTGCACTATTCACACCTGAAACAAGTGGACAAGGTTACATGGCTCATCTACTAGTTAAACAACTAGAGAAGGATGCTACTGATAACGGTAGTGTTGTTAGAGAGTACAAACTCTGGCATTGCTTCCCAACTAATATTTCTCAGATTGATCTTGCATATGATAGTAACGATCAGGTCTCTGAATTTACAGTTGAATTCCAGTTATCATACTGGACTGCAGACGCAGGACCAGCAGCAGAAACTAGTCCACCATCTATCGCGGTAGACGAGTAATTTCTGGGCGTATAAATAGAATAGTTGAGATATAGTGTAATTACACAATGAGTCAATTATTCGGATTCCAAATTAATCGTAAGGAAAAGGGCAGGGGTCAATCTCCTGTCCCACCTAATGCTGACGACGGAGTAAACGTTGCAGCTGGCGGTTACTTTGGAACGTATGTTGAAACGGATGCTCAAGCAAGAAACGAATATGATCTTATCAAGAGATATAGAGATATGTCTCTACATCCAGAGTGTGACTCTGCGATTGATGATATCGTTAATGAGTTTGTTGTTAGTGACTCCAATGATACATGTGTAAATATTGATCTAACCAATTTACAGGTTGGAGCTTCAGTTAAGAAGCGTATACGAGAAGAGTTTGAGTACGTCAAACGCCTTCTCAATTTTGATATGAGGGCACATGAACTTATCCGTAACTGGTATGTTGATGGTAGAACCTATTACCACAAGGTAATTGATCTTAAAGATCCTCAGAAAGGTATCACTGAACTTCGTTATATTGATCCTCTAAAAATTAGAAGGGTCAGACAAAAAATCAAGAAAGTAGATCAAGTGGATCCTCTTGCGATTCGCGGAACAGCACTCGAACATGAGTGGGGTGACTACGTTGATTATTATGTCTACAATCCAAAAGGTTACGGTAGACAATCAGCAATGATTGGTACTGGTGATTTTTCAAGTAACCAAGGAATTAAGATTGCCTTTGATGCAATAACATATGTTCATTCTGGTCTACAGGATATGAACAAGAGAATGCATCTAAGTTTCTTACACAAAGGAATTAAGTCACTCAATCAATTGAGAATGATTGAAGATGCTCTTGTTATATACAGATTATCCCGTGCTCCAGAACGTAGAATTTTTTACATTGATGTTGGTAACTTGCCTAAAGTAAAGGCAGAACAATACCTTCGTGATGTTATGGCTCGCTATCGTAACAAGTTAGTTTACGATGCTGCTACTGGTGAAATTCGTGACGACAAAAAGCATATGAGTATGCTAGAAGATTTCTGGTTACCTCGTAGAGAAGGTGGTCGCGGAACCGAGATCACAACTTTACCAGGTGGTCAAAACCTAGGTGAACTCAAGGATGTAGAATACTTCAAGAAGAAACTTTACAACAGTTTAAATCTACCTCCATCTCGTCTTACAGACGATAACAAAGGATTTAATCTTGGTAAATCTACCGAGGTTCTTCGTGATGAATTGAAGTTTGGTAAGTTTATTGGAAGACTGCGTAAGAGATTTAGTGGAATATTCCACGATACTCTAAAGACTCAACTCATCCTGAAAGGAGTTATTGCTCCTGAAGACTGGGATGATATGGCTGAGCATATCCAGTATGACTACCTTCATGATAATCATTTCAATGAGTTGAAAGAACTTGAGATGGAAACTCAAAGGATTGGACTCGTAACACAAATGGATGCATTTGTTGGTAAGTATTATTCTGTTGATTATATTCGTAGAACTATCCTTGGACATAAGGATGAGGAGATAAAGGAACAGGATAAGTTAATGTCTAAAGAGATTGATGCTGGAATAGTCATGGATCCTGCGGACATTAATACATTTGATATGATGGATCGCCAGAACACTGCATATCAACCAGAAATATCTGCACAACAGGCAGATGATGCACATGAAAGATCCCTTGAAGCATCAAAAGAGCAAGCGAAATTAAAACCCGCGCCCTCTAAAACGTCTAGTAATGCTAAATAATTCTTGAAGCTATGGAACAATCTAACCCAGAAAGCGAAGTTATGAACGTTGTCGATAAAATCGAGAACGGTAACAGAGCAGACGCAATCAACGCCATCAACGATATGCTGTTCTCAAAAGCAGCAGACGCTATGGCGTCATACAAACAGGTTGTAGCGAAAACTTTTTTTGACGAACCAGCAGAGGCACTACCCGATGAAACTGATAACGGAACAAATTGAAGATGTAAAACTAGTCACCGAAGGAACTGGTGACGATAAAAAGTTATACATTGAAGGTGTTTTTCTCCAGTCGGAGTTAAAAAACCGTAACGGTCGCATGTACCCTTTCAGTGTTCTTGAGAAAGAAGTTAATCGTTATAACGAAGAGTATGTTAAAAGTAAACGTGCTCTAGGAGAGTTAGGTCATCCTGATGGTCCTACTGTGAATCTCGATAGAGTATCACACAGAATTACTTCACTTAAAGCAGAAGGCAATAACTTTATTGGTAAAGCACAAATACTTGATACACCAATGGGTAAAATTGCTAAGTCTCTTCTTGGTGAAGGAGTTCAACTAGGTGTTTCCTCTCGTGGAATGGGAAGCATCGACAAGCGTGAAGACGTCAACGTTGTTATGGACGACTTTATGCTTGCAACTGCTGCTGATATAGTAGCAGATCCTTCCGCGCCTGATGCATTTGTTAATGGTATCATGGAAGGTAAGGAATGGGTATGGAACAACGGTATCCTAAAGGAGACAAAAGTTGCTAAATACCAGAGTTACATGAATGAAAGCACTCGTGCAGATCTAGAGGAAAGAACCCTCAAAGTCTTTGGTGATTTCCTTTCAGGATTGTAATTTAATAAATAAACTATAGACTATTCATACGAAACTAGAGGATAACTCAAATGTCAGATATGTTAAACGAAAAGTTCGCGGAGTTCGTTAGTGAGCAAAAGGTAACCCTTGCAGAAGGCGACCCAATGCCTACTGTAACAGCTTCAGTGCTTCCTGCAAACCCTGCTGCTCCAAGTGGTGGCATTACTGGTGAACCAAACCGTGCTAAGGGTGGTTCAGATCCTCAACCTTCCGTGGGTACAGAGGTTGCACCTTCAGGTCAGTCAGTTACTGATAATGGTGGTCCGCTACCAGATGGTAACGACGAGGGTGAGGACAATCCTGGATCTAAAGCTGCTGCACCTGTTGGTGCTAAGGCAGCACAAAGTGATGGAACTGCACAAACCGCGAATATAAATGATGCAGGTGATCAAGGTACCACTCCTTCTATTGGTACTGATGTTTCATACGGAACAAGTAAAGGTCCTGATGTAACATATCCAATCAAACCATCGTATGAAAGCGTTGACGTTTCTGACGACGTTAAGGCACTATTAGAAGGAACCGAACTCTCTGAAGAGTTTGCCGAGAAAGCGAAGACTATCTTCGAGGCTGCTATCAAGGCAAAACTTTCTGAAGAGTACGACAAGCTTGTAGAACACTTTGCTAACGAACTCGATAAGCAAGTAACTGCTGCTAAAGCAGAGCTTTCAGAGGAAGTTAACGGCACTGTGAACTACGCCATCGGTCAATGGATGGAATCTAATCAGGTTGCAGTTGACCGTGGAATCAGGAATGAGATTACTGAGGACTTCATCGCAGGTCTAAAAAATCTCTTTGAAGAGCACTACATTACTATCCCCGATGATAAAGTCGATGCGGTAGAAGGTATGGCTGATACAATTCGTGAAATGGAAGAGCGTCTAGACGAACAGGTCAAGACCAATGTGAAACTTCAAACCCGTCTTAATGAATCTGCTGCAAAGGTCATCGTTAATAGTATTAGCGAAGGTCTAGTAGATACTCAGAAAGACAAACTCGCTACTCTTGCTGAGGGTGTTGACTTTGTATCCGAAGAGGAATACACAAAGAAAGTTAAAGCACTTAAAGAGAGCTACTTCCCCAACGCACCTGTTGTTGCGAGAGAAGAGAGTGAAGAAACTCCAGTTGAGCAGGAAAATGTATCCCCAGCAATGGCGGCATACATCAATGCTATGCAACGCTGGTCTGAATCATAATAAACAAATTTTTCCCAAATAAGAGGCTAAAAACAAATGTTTAATGCAAAATCTCTACAGGAAAAGTGGGCACCTGTTCTAGGTCATGAAGGCGCTGCCTCCATTAAAGACAATTATAGAAAAAGTGTTACCGCTGTTCTTCTAGAAAACCAAGAAAGATTCCTTCGCGAAGAGCGTGGAATGCTTAACGAGGTTGCAGTTAACAGTTTAGGCGCAGGTACTGTGTCTCCAGCTGGATCTGCACTCGGAAACAGTAATACTGCAGGTCTTGCAGGTTTCGACCCTGTATTGATCTCATTGATTCGTCGTGCTATGCCTAACTTGGTAGCATACGATATCTGTGGTGTACAACCTATGTCTGGTCCTACTGGTCTGATCTTCGCAATGAGATCTAGATACGAGAACCAAGGCGGCGAGGAAGCACTATTCAACGAACCAGATACAGGATTCTCTGCTTCTGGCGAAGCATCTGCTGGAGCATATACTCCTAGAACTGGTGCTGGTGTTGGTGGTGACTCTGAGGGTAACAACCCTGCTCTACTTAACGACGCTTCACCTGGAACCTATGAGAAGGCACAGGGAATGTCTAGAGAAGATCTAGAAACAATGGGCGAAACAGGTAATCTGTTCCGTGAAATGTCATTCAGCATTGAGAAGACTTCTGTGACTGCTAAGTCCAGAGCTTTGAAAGCAGAATACACTCTAGAACTTGCTCAAGACTTGAAAGCAATTCATGGATTGGATGCAGAGCAAGAACTTGCTAACATCCTATCTTCTGAAGTTCTTGCTGAGATCAACAGAGAAGTTGTTAGAACCGTATATCAGGTTGCTAAGAAAGGTGCAGCGAATAACGTTGCTACTTCTGGTGTATTTGACCTAGACGTTGACTCCAACGGTAGATGGTCAGTTGAGAAGTTCAAAGGTCTTCTATTCCAAATCGAGAGAGATGCAAACGCAATTGCTCAAGAGACTCGTAGAGGAAAGGGTAACTTCTTGATGTGTTCTGCTGACGTTGCTAGTGCTCTAGCAATGGCTGGTGTACTTGACTATAGTTCTGGTTTGACTGGTGCTGGTGGACCTTCCATCGGTGAAGTTGATGATACTGGAAACCTTCTAGTTGGTACAATCAACGGACGCATTAAGGTTTATGTTGACCCATATGCTGCTAACCTAAGCGACAAGCACTTCTATGTCGTAGGTTACAAGGGTACTTCTCCTTATGATGCTGGACTGTTCTATTGCCCATACGTTCCTCTACAGATGGTTCGTTCAATAGACCCAAGCACATTCCAACCTAAGATTGGATTCAAAACACGTTACGGTATGGTATCTAACCCATTCGTTACAACTAACGGTGTATACAGTGGAACTCCTGATGGAGAATCACTAACTGCTAATGCTAACATGTATTACAGACGTACACAGGTTACAAACCTAATGTAAATTTTACATTACAAATGTCATGGGGTCCTCACGGACCCCTTTTTTTGTCTATATAAAAATAAAAAAACTGCTATAATATGAAAAGTAATATGCAATATTTAATCTGGTCTTCTATTCTAGAACAACTGGAGAAGCATAATAATACCAGTGGACACTACTACAATATGGTATATGCAAACGTTAAACAACATGAACCAAAAAAATCTTAGTTCGCGCTACAGTAAAGAGTGCATGAATATAAGAAGTGAAGTATTAACAATACTCTTTCAGGAGTTTGGTAATGGTTCGCCAACAAATAACATGAGAATCTACGAGTGTGCAGATAAGTTAATGAAAGCGTTGAATTGTGACTGACTAAATAGTTATAGCTTGGGAAGTTGACATGTCTGCCGACTGGTACAAATCACAACTAAAGAATAGAAACTACCTATCTCCACTTGGTTTTAAATTAGAACTTGAGTTATTTGATGGTGTAGATTTCTTTTGTCAACAGGCAAACATCCCAGAAATAACAATGCCTGTAACACAAGTCCCTACAAGGTATCGTTCCGTACCCATCGTTCCTGGTGGAGGAGTGACCTTTGGGGACTTTTCTGTACAGTTTATTATAGATGAAGATCTAGTAAACTATAATTCTATACAGAAATGGATCAGGCGTAATGGAAATGATGGTGGTGACTCTACTATCGTTCCAGGAGAACCAGAGTACAGTGACGGTCGGTTACTGATTACTACCTCAAACTATCAAATAAAGAAAGCAATAGTGTTCAAAGGTTTATTTCCTATCTCTATTACTTCCGTTCCCTTTGATGCTACAGTGACCGACCAAGAATACTTTACAGCAAATGTTGTATTCAAGTACCACAACTACATGATAACCGACACTAATTTTAATGAACTTTGATTCACTTCGTAATCGCTTTGATAAAATCCGTGAAGATTGGGCAGAAGACTCTGAAGTAGATTTTCAATTCAAGAACAAACAATACACCACAGACCTTGGTCAGTTAGCTCTTGAGATCCCTTTCCAACACAATAAATATTTAAACCATTACACTGATCTAACAGAAATTAAAACCTCTTTAGAGTTTCAAGCAAGGCAACTTGTAAGACAGAAGAGAGAATATTACGGTGGAGAAGCTGACGCTAAAACCTATGCAGAAAAACCATTCGGCAACAGCATCAAAACCTCAGAGAAGATGAAAGTTTATCTTGAGTCTGACGAAGATATTATAAACATGGAAGCAAAGGTCAAGTACATTGATCAGATGCTATATTTCTTAGATCAAGTAATGAAACAAATCTCCAGTCGTGGGTTCCAGATTAACTCTGCTATCCAGTGGGAGAAATTTATAAACGGTAGTGACTAATGTCCGACATTGTAATTAAAAAGAAAAATGAGGTATACGTTACTGTCGCTGGAGCAGCTCACATTCATCATGAGTTGTCTGATTACTTTTCATTTGAAGTACCAGAAGCAAAGTTTCTAAAAAGAAATCCCAAGTACAAGTACTGGGATGGAAC